AATATTGACGCTCCATCTCATTTTGGTGTTGCTATCATGGTTAGTCCAAAATTCTATTGTTTCGCCAGTGTCAAACCAATCATCGCACTCGGCTTTAAGTTGTTCGATATTTTGAGGGGTGCCCTCACAATATGTGACGTCGTCGTAGTCGTTGCTTCGCTCAATGGCCTGCCCCACTGTTTTGTATATTCTCATCTCTCAATCCTCCTATCGTATAGCGCTGATTGCTGATATAATTTCATCCTCAAAAAACGCAGGGCTCTCGAGCCATTCGGCACGCACCGTGCAGATGTTCCCGGTTGATGGGCCTGACGTCGCTGTGTATCTACCGCCGCCCGCCGGGTGAAAAATAATTTCCGCACCAACCCAAGACACGGCCACGCGGTAATTGTCTCCTGCACGTTTTACGTATTCGATTTGTTTTTCCATCTCTCAATCCCTCCATTTTTGTTTCCCGCCGGAAGCCGGTCGGGGGTTTGTCGTTTTTTTATTATTATCATAATCTAATGCACACCATGTGCCAAATTGTAGGATATCCCAATAATTTTTTATTATTAGTTATTTCAATAGTTTATGAATTGTGTCTCAGGTTGGGGCACTTATGCTTTTGTAAAAAGTGACGTAAATTGTGTCACTTGTGACATTTTTTGTCACTAAATATTGTGTCTCTATCTTGATACAAAATATCTTGCGCCACTTGTATTTTTTCAAAAAATGTGATATAAAAACAGCTAATTTTGTGATTTCCTGTGTGATCCGGCACACAGAAATGATTGAAACCGTTAGATAAATTACCTGTTTTTTTGTCCGTAGCCGGAACTCTCTTCATAACCCCCAATGGCCTATCTGCTAACCAACCCGATCTAAAAAATTCAAAATCTACCAAGCGCTATCAATTTTTTATTGACATCATGTTGCAATTATGCAACATAGTTAACAGGTGTTAACCTTTTAGTTAATAGGTGTTAACTGAACAATGGCGTTAAAAATCGATAAATCCCTTACATGGTTTCAAAATTTCTTAGATTCTTCCAACAAACTCACCTATTTACACCGCACTAACTCCGCCCTGGCTGCTGGCTATAAGGCCGGCCATTCCGCGTACACAATGGGAGAGCGGAATTACAAAAAATATACGAAAGAAATAGCCACGTGGCTCGATGAGGTCGGACTCTCTGAAAACGCCTTGAAAACCAAGCTTCTTAATCTCCTGGACGCTAAAGAAACTAAGTTTTTCGCGGATAAAGGCGTAGTCACCGATGAAAGAACCGTTGAGGCTTTATCTGTTCAGCAAAAGGCGCTCGATATGGCCTTTAAAATCAAGGGGTCTTATGCGCCTGAAAAACAGGAACACAGTTTAAATGATGATATGGCATCACTGCTCGAAACGATAGCCGGAGCCACCCGTGACATTACCGTCAATAAAAGAAAAATTCGAGAATAAATTTTGGCGGCTCAATAATCTGTATTGGATTATTGATAAACGCGGGAAACGTGTTCCGTTTCAAATGAATTGGGTTCAAGAAAAGTTTTTTGATGAACTCTGGTATCTCAACATTGTGCTGAAAGCCCGGCAGTTGGGCTTCTCGACGTTTATCGATCTCTATATTTTAGATGAGGCTGTGTTTAACCCGAACGTATCAGCCGGTATTATTGCCCATAATAAGGACGATGCCAGCAAGATTTTCAGATCTAAAATCCTCTACCCATACCGCAACCTGCCGGACCAAATTAAAACGGCTGTCTACCCCACAACAGATTCAAAAGTGGAGTTGTCCCTGTCTAATGGCTCCATGATTTATGTGGGTACGTCCATGCGATCCGGCACACTGCAATACCTCCATGTTTCTGAACTCGGGAAGATATGCCGGAAATACCCAGAAAAAGCGGAAGAAATCAAAACTGGCGCCCTGAACGCGGTCGAGGCTGGCGAGACGGTTTTCATCGAGTCTACTGCTGAGGGCGCAGTGGGTGATTTTCACGCGATGTGCCGGAATGCCATGGCCCGTGGGAATGATAATCTCTCCGTTATGGATTACAAATTCCATTTTTTTCCGTGGTTTCTAAACCAGGAGTATAACCTGGTAGATGAGAATGTGGATATTGATGATGAGTTGACAACGTATTTCAACAACCTGGAAATGTCTCTATCGGTAACAATAACCCCGGCGCAACGCGCATGGTACGCGAAAAAAGCCCAACAGATGGGCATGAAAATGAAGCAGGAGTTCCCCTCCACGCCTGATGAAGCGTTTGAAGCCGGGATTCAAGGGCTACCGTTTTACCGGGATAACCACGTTATTGCACCTCGGCCGGTCCCTGTCGGTGCTCCACTCTATTTTACATACGATTGGGGCTATGGCGCTCCATATTCAATGGGCTGGTGGTGGGTGGATGCTGATAACCGGGTGTTTCGGTTTTCAGAACTCTATGGAGATATGTATTCCAAAACCAGGGATGAGGATCACCGGGACAAGGGGCTAAGGCAAACGGACAGTGAGCAGGCTGAAGCGGTCATAGCGCATGAAATGGAGTTGTCGAAAGAGTTCGGCATTTCGTTTGATTCGATTGTTCGACTGTGTGACCCAACGTGTTTTAATAAAAAGCCGGATTACATGGGCGGAGGTCAAGGGCCCAGCACGGCGGAAGTATTCGCGGCTCATGGCCTTTATCTATCCCCAGGTGATGCGACCAGGACAACCAAGATCAGGCAGTTTGTGGACAGGTTGAGGCTGTACGATGATCAAGAGCCAATGCTGTTGGTCTACTCTATCTGTCATGATTTTATCCGCACGGTTCCGGCAATACAAATGGACCCCAAAAACCCGGAATATGTGGATACTACTATGCCGGTGCATACGTTTGATGATGCCTGTCATATCTGCATGGCAAGGCCTCTCAGCCTGCAAGCGCAAACCAAACCAAAAACCCAAGCGGAGCAGCGAATTGACATGGTTGAACGGCTCTCCATGGATGCTGAAGAATTCGCGCTATGGCAAGCGGAACGAGAAATCTACGCGGATGAGATGGATTATTACGACAGGATTTAACGATGAGTTATGAAATGCTGGCTATCGTGTTCGGTGCGTTGATTGTGGGCTACATCATGGGGCGCATTTCGGCAAAACCGGTTGTCATTGATCCGTTTCGGGCTGCACCGGGCAAAGCGCAAGACCCCGGAGACATTTACGAAGGCCCGGATGAGTGGGATGAGAGCATGAACAGGAGCGATAAATGATATTGCATTGCGAGATATGCAGCCAGCCGATAGCCGAATTTAGCGGGATTACGTTGCCGATGAATGACGCAATGTTCAAGGGATATCCGGCTGAACGGGGAGCATCGAATCCGTTTGAAGGCCTATCCGATACGGAAGATTTTAAATGTCCGATGTGTCACCATTTGCCGTTTATGGTTTCAGATGCCGGGTTTACTCCACCGACCAAACTATTCACAGGGTTAAACGCAGATGGCTCAAGGCGCTACACTCAAATTCAGGTTAAGCAAGAAAAGGGTAAAAATGCCAGTAAACGGTGAATACCAAATAGCTGAATTGATTCCGGAAGAAGGCCACCCGGACGTTGGGCCAAAATGCTATAGGCTCATAATGGATGTCATTGCAGATAAAGCCGGGTTGGGGCTGCACGATAAATGGCAACGATGGTATGAGTTAGGCCGGAACAAGCATTGGAAAATGAAAAGCGACAAAGTGCCGCAAGTGTCTGTGAATCTGCTTCACAAACACCGGCAAAAACTTATCAATCAACTCACCGACAATAACCCCACTTTCAACGTTCGCGGCCTGGGCATGATGCCGCAAGGTCAAGACGATGCCGTCAACAAGATTTTGAAAGCGTCCGAGTACTGGTGGAACGAAACTGAGCAACAAGCAAAGTTGGGGCAGACGGTCTACAACGGAGAGACATACGGAATCACGATTGAAAAGATGATTTTCAACCCTGAGTTGGAATTAGGTATTGGCGAGGTTGAAACTGTCATTGTCGACCCGTATCATTTCGGGTTGTGGCCGGTTAAGACGATGGATGTTCAAAAGGCTGCCGCTTGCCTGCATTTTTATCCTATGTCGGTTCGGGATGCAAAGCGTCAGTGGCCGGAGCTATCGGATAAAATTAAATCGGATGCATCTGTAATCCGGGACCTGGGCGAGACAAGACGCGAAACCGCGAACAAAGAAAACTCGTTCGGCGATACCGGCATGATGATGTCGATATCAAACGAGGTTAAAAATGTCCTCGGATTCTCAAGCGACCAGGACGGAGAGGATGACGATGAAACGCTTGTTTCTGAAATTTGGGTAAAGGATTACAGCCAAGGAGAAGAGGGGGAAAACAAATATCCTGGGCATATCCGAAAAATCACGATTTGCTCTTGTGGGAAAGTCGTTCTGGAAGACGTGCCGAACCCGTCGATTAACCCGGATTTAACCCCGGAAGAACAAGCGATCACCTATCTATTTGATAAGTTCCCGTTTATTGAAGCTCATGCGAATGAAGACACCAGTACATTTTGGAGTCCATCGGACTTTGAGAACCTTGAAGATCTAAACCTTGAACTGAATAAGTCCATCTCACAGTTTAAAATAGGTAAAGATCGGGCGGCAAGGAGCAAAATTGTAAACCCCAAAACTTCCGGTGTACAGAACGAAAGCCTTACCAACCAACCGGGAATACTGAATCCGTCAAATGCGATGCACGGGATCAGTTACCTCGAACCGCCACCGCTTCCGGCTGATATCATGGCAAGCATCGACCTGTATAAACAGTTGTTTTTCGTCATGTCCGAAGCGTTTACCAGCGAGCAAAGTCAAGCGCCTGGGCGTGATGTATTGGCGTATAAAGCGATTGCCGCTTTGATTGAGCAAGCCACTATCTCGCTAAGGGGTAAGATTCGGTCTTATTCAAAGTTGATTCGCGAACGTGGCCGAATGTATGTCAGCCATTTGATGAACTGGTACACTGAGGATCGGTGGATCACTATAGACAACGATGGAGGCGAGCAGGAAGTCACCCCGATCAATGGCAGGCAACTGCTAATTCCGGTAAAGCTGTCGGTTGTCTCTGGTTCTACCATGCCGGTTTCAAAAGTCCAGCAACGAGAAGAAGCTATCTCACTCGCGAAAATGGGAATGCTGCCGCCTGAATTTTTGTATGAAAAACTGGATTACTCGAACCGAAAAGAAATCGTACGTAAAATGGAAGCTGGTCCCATTGGTTCAGTTCTCGCAAAATTCAGCAAGTTGTTTCCACCGGAGCTTATGCAATATCTCGATCAAATCGCAAAGATGGATGATAAGGATTTCCAGCGTGCATTAGAAAAAGGTCAGATTCAGCCTATCCCCATGCCTGGTCAGCAACCGCAAGGGCCGGACCCGGTGCAGCAGCAGGGCATACAATTAGAGTTTGGCGAAAAGCAAGCCAATATCGGCAAATCTCAGGCCGATGCACAAAAAACCATGGTTGAAGCTGAAGAAATCAAGGCCAAGATTGCGCTGATTCAACAGCAGATTATCACCGAGCAGGTTAAGCAACAGGTCGCCATGAAAGGCATTTCATTCGATGAGCAGAAGCTGATTATGGAACGGGCCAAGACCGTTAAAGAAATTGAAGCCTCTACGCGGATGGCCGGGCAAAAGGACACTGAGTTAGAGATTAAGAAATCAGCGGAGAGCGCGAAGCGTGGGCCGTATGCGGAAACAGGCCTCGAATCAAATAATAGGGGAGCCGTTGAATAATGCCGATTTATGATATGGAATGCCCATCTTGCGGGAATATACACGAAGCGTATTCCGGCATAGACGAAGATCCTATACAATGCCCAAATTGCGGGTCAGATACAAAACGGATTATCAGCGCGTCAGGGCAGTATTGCAGTAATCAAGATGCCGGATGGTTAAAAAATGTTTTGGAAGTTGTAGACAAAAGTGATAATACTATTGCGAGTAAAGAGTTTTTAGCGAACCCGACAAGAAGAAATTATAAGGCATGGATGAAAGCTAAGGGGTTAAGGCCGATTGAAGATGGAGAAAACCGAAGGAAGCAAGCGCCCTGGCGGCCTCCTACCAAAACGCTTTTGGATAGGGTGATGGAGCGCAGGAGGATAGAGATTTGACACTATCTGAATGCATCGACGGGATTAAAATGTTACTCGCAACGTTAAGAGCCGGTAAAGCAACGGGCCGGCATATCATAGCCATTGACATGAACCAAGGCGGGATTGGTTCATTTAGAATGTTTGGAGTGGTGAAGGCGCCCAAGGGTGGCGTGATGTTTATCGGTAACAATGGAGTGGAACAACTGCAAGAAATAAAATAACAGTTAGCGGAAGCAGATAAGACCTGAACGTCAGGTTACTTTGAAGCCCGGATTGAGCAATAACGCTCTCTCCGGGTTTTTTATTTTACGCACCCGGAAAATAGGAGAATGCAAAATGTCAGAAGAAACAGTGGCGTTAAATACGGAAGGATCGCCCGATTCCGATGGTTATCCCGATTTCGACAATGTGGATGGGTCGATCGAGGAGAGCGCTCAAGAGGGTTCGCCTGACGAGGCGTTAAACACGGATAAAGAGAGCGCTGCAGAAACCGCAAAGCCCCATGAAGAGGCAATCCCTTACGAACGATTCAAAGAGGTAAACGAAAGGGTCAAAGACCTCGATGGGAAACATGCGGAAGCAATGCGACAGGTCGCGCAGTTGGAAGGACAGATTCGTGCCATGCAAACCATGGGCCGCACCCCTCCGGGTGAGATGCGGCAAGCACCACAAGAGCAAGTTGATTTCAAGAACATTGCAGCTATGACGGACGAGCAGGTGTTGGATGAGTTCGAGAAACAACCGATTGCTTTTTTAGGGAACTTGGTTCGGCAAGTACGGCACGAAACTACGCAGCACATCATGAATACGCTCGGGAAGAAGAACCAGGAACAAGGGGTAAAGTCAACCTTTGAGAACTACGCAAAGGAAAACCCTGATTTCATTGAAATGGTTCAATCCGGCGAGTTGAAAAAGTTCATGGATGCAAACCCGTTTCACAATGCGATTTCTGCGCACTCGTTTTTGTCGGCGCAGAAAAAAGTATCCGGCTTTGAGTCGCAGAAGCAACAGGCAATTGAGGAAGCAGTGAAAAAAAGGGAAGCGGATCTTATTAAACAATACCAAACAAAAGGGAAATTAAGCACAACGTTAGGACAAACACCGGCACCAAAAGCCAAGGCATCCCCTGACGATATGCTTCAAAATCCCGATAAATACGGTGGCCGCGAAAATGTCCTGGTTGAACGCCTAAGACGCTTCAGGACGTCACGGGCCGCTTAAAGGAGATTAAAAGAAAATGGCTCTTACTTATGCAGAACTTGAGTCAAGATAACAGGCTCCACGGTGGGTGATTATGACACGGCGTAAATGGACAGAAGCAGAAAAAGCGTTAATCAAAAATAATTACGCGAAGAATGGTGCAAAATATTGTGCTGCCATTCTTAATAGGTCTGCTGGTTCTATTTATCTGATGGCAACAAAACTTGGAATTATTAAAGAACCTCGTTACACCGACGAAGAGATAAATCACATCTTACGTTATTACATAGAAAAGGGGCCGACAGCGCTTGCTAATGAAATGAACAGATCCAAAACCGCCATTAAGGACAAGGCTGTTTTGTTGGGTCTTAATGTTGGCAAACAGGCCAGAAAACAAATTGCGGCCGAGAACAGGAATAAATGGACAAAGGCAACAAGAACTCAACATGGTATTGATATGGCGCTTAAAAAGGGTTCGCTTAGTCCTTCCTGGAAAGGCGGAGTTTGCAACGTATCAGAAATGATACGCGGCAGGCTTTATAACGCTTGGTCAAAGTATGTTATGCAACGTGATAACTATATGTGTGTACTTTGCGGTGAAAGAGGCGGCAGACTGGTTGCACATCATTTAAGAACATTTGCGCAAATTAGGGATGAGGTATTAGAGCAGAACCCGAAATTGAATGTGGACGTTTATGAAGATAGGGAAAAAATATCAGACCTTGTTATAGACGCTCATAAACTTTCAGACGGGGTTACTCTTTGCCAAAAGTGTCATAAAAAACACCACAGTGAAAATGGGGTGAATTGCGGGGACATCTTAGCGGGTAGTGCCGAAGACAATCCGCAGCCAAGCCGGGGGAATGTGCTGGATTTCGTACCCCGGAAGGTTCATCGACTAACTGGTGAAGACGCACAAGCTAATAAGCCAGACACGAGCGCCCCAACGCCCAAACCCAATGGGTGTATGAGATAGTCAGAGCTTTCTAGAAATAGAAAGAAGCACGGCTTAAACGCCTTGCGATAACATAAACTGCTGTAACGAACGATTACTTTATGTTGGAAGGCGGCAAGGCTTCCGACATCTATTTTAAAACGAGTTTCTTTGCCGACTATTTCATGAAGAAGAAAAAGGGGCTTATGAGCCGCTACAGCGGTGGCCCTAAAATCAGAGTCCCTCTGATGTTTGATCGGGGAATCGGTGACGCCTTTCAGCGGGCTGATGCGCTGGTATCTGATGACCAGTCCCTGTTGAACAGCGCGTATTTCTACCCGAAAAACTACTATGCCAACGCAACGATTTACCGGACGGACGAGCTTGAAAACGCCGGTGAGGAACAACAGGTTGACATGGTGGCCGCTCGGATTCAGGGCGCACAGAACGGTATTTCTTTGGACCTTGCAAACAGCATTTACGATGCTTCCGGCGATTCGTCAAAGTACCTTACCGGGCTTCGCAGTTTAACCAGTGAAACAGCTACCGTTGCCTACGGCGGGATAGCTGAAAACGATCTTGTCGCGGCTGACCAGACCAAACCATGGGAAGGGAAAACCAACACCACCGGCGGCGCGTTGACGCTCCCGATTATCCGAACGGCCAGAAGTACCGCTAAACTGTACGACGGACCGAACGGCAAGCCGGATGTTGGCCTGATGACGGAAACCCTGTTCAATGCGGTGAAAGCAATCTTGCAGCCCATGCAGCGGTTCACCGAAGACCAGGACACCACGAAAGCCGGTTTCGACAACGTATTTTTTGAGGGCATGCTGATTGCGGCGGACGATTTTTGCCCGAGTGGTTACATGTTCTGCCTGAACAGCAAGCACATTGGTTTTGCCGTTCATAAGAAATGCGGAAAAGACTACTTTGACCGGGATAAATGGATGCCGTTAGCGCAAGCGGCAGGCCGAACCATGAAGATTTTCTGGCACGGCAACATTATTTGCAACAACCGAAAAGCCCATATCGCTTATAGCGGCCTGAGCTAAAAATTAAAAGATAACGGAGGGTATTGAAAATGGGTATTGCTTCTATGCAGTTGAGTTTGGCCCAACCTGTTGGGACTATTTCTTCAACGCAGAAACACAAACTTGGAATGTTGTATGTTGACGAGTATGGTAATAAATGGCGGTATGCCAAAAACGGCGCTACCGCCCTTGCAGCCGGGAAGCTGACCGGGGCCGCTGTTGCCGGTATTGTTGCCCTCCACACCGATCTTTCTGTTGTCGCTGCTGCCATTGGTGATAGAAGTGTCACAGTGACACTTGGCGCCACGGCTGCCACGGCGAACCAGTACAAAGACGGGTTGCTCGTAGCGCACGATGGCACCGGCAAAGGTTATAGTTATGTAATTGACAGCCACCCTGCCGCTGATGCTTCCGCTACGCTCACTGTTAAACTGGTTGAACCTATCAAGGTTGCGCTGGTTGCAGGAGCAACGTCCGAAGTAAACCTTGTCCCGAACCTTTACAGTGGAATTACCATCACCGACGCTATTAACTGCGTCCCCCTTGGTGTTCCGAATGTCGCGGTTACGGCGGCCTATTACTGTTGGATTCAGTCAGGTGGGTTGGCGGCGGTCCTTACCGGTGACACTTCGGCCATTGGCGTTATGGCTGTTGCCCACACTACTGATGGTGCTGTTGGCACTCTTGCAGCTTCAGTTGATATTGATACGCCTATTGTGGGTGTTTTTGTCACCACTGGCGTGGCGGGTGAATATGGGCCGATCCGGTTGACGATGGATTAACCGAAGAAAAAGGAATGCGGGAGGTTAACCCCTCCCGCTGTTTCTAAGGGGGAAAGATGGCCTTAACGGTAAGCAATATTACACGGCATTGGACGGGGGATGGGTTCGCTATTGATGCGGATCTTGTGTTGCCTTCGTCCTATGCCTTCGGGGGTGAGAGTCTCACCATGCGGGAACTCGGCATTGATCGGCTGAACCACGTTGTTATTCAGCCGGTTTCCGGGCACTCGTTTGCGTATGACTACACCAATGAAAAGATAAAGGTTTTTGCACAAGCTCCGCCTATTGTGTTTGAAGAACTTGTTACGGTAACCAGCAATGTCGGGACGCTTAAATACCCGGCAGCCTATGTCATGTATGTAGGCGCGGCGAATGCAGGTTATAGGGTTGTCCCTGGTGGCGTTACGCCTGTTACAGGAACCGTGGCGCTGAGCACGCCGGTATG